CTCAGGTGATTGCATCATGAAGAGATCATTTGAACCTATGAGCAAATTAACTGTTTTTGCATCTAAACCTTGAGCAGATCTCACCGTCAAAGCATCTTTGGCCACAGCAGTTTTTGAGCTCGGCGCAATGTTTAAATCTGCCATCGGTAAACCCTTTTTAATTAATTGCTCATAAGATACAAAACCTATTTTAGTCACATTCTTGCTTGTTGAATAAATTTGATACTCAGGCACTACTGCATTGATCACGTCACAAACGTTTTGCGAAAATCTCTTAGTATCTCTCTTTGAAAGGATGCGTTTAAAGATGTTTATATGATCATAAATTGTGTCAAGGTGAACAGGTGAATTTGTTGAATGATAAAGGCACTGGTTCAAATCACCCCCTAACACAAACTGAATACTTGGATTGAGAATAAATAAAGTGTAAAAGTAAGCCATTGGTAAAGTGAAAGCTTCATCCACAAACAATCTTTTCCTGCCTGGAAGAACTTTCTTTGTCATTCCGGTTTCAAAAGTCCAAACTGGAAAGTCATTCACCTTCGGCCACTTATGCTCGCAGCGATCGTTGAAGGCAATTCTGCCTGTGTTAGTAGAAATTATATAAGCATCATGCATGTAGTCAAAGTTTTCAAACATCGCTGTGGTTTTCCCAGCTCCTGCTTTGCAATCCCAAAGTGTGCAATTAATTTTGAGGATCGGCTGTTGTTTATTGATTTTGTAGTCACAAATTCCAATTGCTTTTCTAATTAATTTCGCCATGTCATTGTGCACTGCAGCGAGTTCTGCTAAAGCACCAAGTGTCTCAAGATCTCTAGCGTGCCTGACCGTGGCCAGATACTTTTGCAAGACAGCCTTAGCGTTAGACAAATCGATTGGGCACTCCTCAGTCACAGTATCCAAATTGGCCACGTCAATCTTCTCATACTTCTTGCAAAACAATCGGTTCCTTACGAAGGGTTTCAATTGATCTAGCTCTTCAGAAGCATCGGAACCCCAGGTGCCGTTACTCCTTTTATTCACCTTAGGCTTGGCTATAATCGGGATTTCTAGTGGCTCTCTTTTCTGAAAATTATTTAAAATTTCGTCCATTTCGTTATCAGGTGTCCAAACTTCCTCTTCAGGAATCACCTTCTTTAAGCGATGCAAAAGGTCATCTTCTGTTGATTCAGTTTCAGCTTGGTTTTTCAGCTGTTCATCTAGCTGAAAACGCATTGCATCTAATTTTCTTCGCTCTAACCTTGGGTCTTTTAATGTTTGCTCTGGTGTAACATCGGGATTGAATGCAGGCGGCGGAACAGGTACTGTGCCATCCAACAATATCTTGGGTAATGTGAAGTGGGCTCGTTCTGTAGCTACCTCAGGGATAAAAGGCGCTGACGGCTCTATTGCTGCAGGGATCGGTACATCTTTTGTTAGCGACAGAGACATTTTGTTGGCGATTGGGACCGGAACATCTTTTGTCAAGGATAAAGTAAGTTTTCGCGGCTCGATTTTCAACTCAGGAGTTAACATTGATCTCAAGCTCGACAAATCAATAGAACCTTTCACACTGGTTGAAGCTGAGGCGTTGGCCCAAGAAGTCACTTCTTCATCCACCGTGGCTGTCTCTGCATTTATAACTTGCACCGGCATTCTGCTTTTAAGTTTTTGATAAATTTCAGTGTCAACAGTTCTCCAAGAAGCTGCGTTACTGCTTGTTGGAGATTCGTAAAAGGCATCAAATTTATGATTAGTTTTATCGACAATCTGTTTGAGAGAACTTCTTTTTGGGGTCAACTTTGGCGGTTCCCGCACTTTAAGCTCTGGAGGCGTTGAATCAACCGGGTCCGGTAAATCCTCAACTGAATAACAACCTTTGGGGCCTCTAATAAGCAACATTTCAGTTGGCCTCTCTGATTTAATGGAACCTTCAAGGGCTTCCAATACTGTTTGTCTGCTAAGACTGAAAAGTTCACCAACGGGGTTATCAACCATTTTCTCCCATTGTCTTCTAAACCATGCTATCAAAGGATGCGGTAAGAGATCCACTAATTCACCTTTCTTTTTACTACTTTTCAATGCATCGGACAACAACCGAAAAGTTTCCCCTTTTCTAAAGACGGCCAACATCATCGCAAATTGAACAGTTTTATCAACTGTCCAGGGATCAGCACTCCATGAGATGTTAATTACATTCCCTGCTATCGAAAGCATGTTAATTTTCCCGTGTGCATAAGTGAACAATTTAGTTGGATCAAATTGCTCTGCAGCTTGTCTTTCACCAAAATAATAAATTGAGTAGAACTTCTCCTTCAGAACCCAAAAGTAATGTTTCTCGCGATTTCTTATCCAAGGGATAGGGTCGAATAATTGCACCCACGTATCAGAATGTGAGGGCAGAGTTCTCACTAAATAATTGTTGATGTTCGGCACCATGTATATATTTATTGAAGTGTGGGCACCAAAGCACTTAGTTCTTTCGAGGTAAATCGCTTTGTCCTTGTGTGCAAACCAACTTTTCAGGTTCCAGAAGTAAAAGGTTTTCTCATGATGAACATAACCATTACTGGACCCATGATGAATACAAGCTATTCTACCACCTGAAACCCTTCTAAAGGTCATGCCGAAATCCAAGTCGTCGAAAGAATCTGCTTGAGTGAGTTCAATACAAGTTAAGAAAGTGGCAATGCATTTCTTGAGACCGAAATGGTCAAAATAATTCCACACATCAAGCGGCGACATATCGTATAATGATTCCATTGCTACGGCAAGATCAAATTTCTCCTTAGACTTTTTGTAAGTATATTTAGTGAGGAAATGGGGTGAA